AATCGTATTGCAAATGGTGAGCTTAAAAGACTTATTGTCAATATGCCACCAAGACACACAAAATCAGAATTTGCGTCGCATTTATTTCCGGCGTTTTTCATGGGTAGACACCCAAAAGCAAAACTGATACAGACAACTCACACAGGGGAACTTGCTATTCGATTTGGTCGTAAAGCAAAAAACCTTATTGAATCAGAGGAGTATAGTTCTGTTTTTCCACACGTTACTTTGGCCGCCGATTCAAAAGCTGCTGGTCGTTGGGAGTCTAATCATAAAGGCGAGTACTTTGCTGCTGGTGTGGGTGGTGCTATTACTGGTCGTGGTGCTGATTTACTTATCATTGATGATCCACACTCTGAGCAAGATGCTCTTTCGCCCACGGTCCTAGAGTCACATTACGAGTGGTATACTTCCGGTCCACGTCAGCGTTTACAACCTGGCGGCGCGATTGTTTTAGTCATGACACGTTGGTCAGTAAAGGATCTCACTGGCAAGTTGCTCGAGGCCCAGGCTAAAGACCCAGCTGCGGACCAATGGGAAGTAGTTGAGTTTCCTGCAATCATAAACGATAAACCTATGTGGGGTAACTTTTGGTCCATGGAGGGCTTACAAGGGGTCAAGGCTTCTATCCCGTTAACCAAGTGGCAAGCACAATGGATGCAACAACCTACCTCCGAGGAAGGTGCACTTATAAAACGTGAGTGGTGGCAAGTATGGGAAGAAGAAAAAATTCCGGACCTAGAGTTTATTATTCAGTCTTATGATACAGCATTCAGTTCTAAAGAAACAGCTGACTTTTCTGCTATTACAACGTGGGGTATTTTTGACCCTGATAATGGTAAAGGAAAAGCGTTAATTCTCCTTGATGCAAAACGTGATCGGTGGAACTTCCCTGAACTAAAGAAAGAAGCAATGGAACAGTTTAAATACTGGGAGCCAGAGATGGTTATTGTTGAAGCAAAAGCATCTGGCATGCCACTTACACACGAGTTGCAGAAGATGGGTATACCCGTAATTAACTTTACACCGTCAAAAGGAAATGATAAGCATACAAGAGTTAACAGTGTAGCACCGCTTTTTGAAGCAGGGGCAATCTGGGCACCAAAAAAGAGTTTTGCCGAAGAAGTCATAGAAGAATGCGCCGCATTCCCTTTCGGTGATAATGACGACTACGTGGATTCTACCACGCAAGCTTTAATGAAATATAGACAAGGCTATCATGTTACGCTAAAAGATGACTTTGAAGATGAACCAGTAGATAATGCTAAGAGGAGGGCATACTATTAATGGTTACTATTAAACCAAAACCAAAACCGGATTTTAATTATACGGACGTTCCTTATTCAGGAAGAGATGTTATTAATCCGTTTGTAGATAAAGATTCCTATAGAAAAGGACAAGATTTTTATCCCGACAGAATGTATCGTGATGAACGAACAGCCGAAAGACAGTTTTTTAACTCTCCAGCGTTTCAACAATCAGATGTAGGTGGAATTTTTAAAGATTTTAAAGGAATGGATTTAAAAAATGAAAGAGATACTTTTATTAATTTTTTAAATGAGTTTCAACTAAGACAACAACCACGCTATAATTTTAACACAAAAAAATATGATGGCCCAATGGAACGTGAGGGAGCAACCATGGATTATGATCCACGGACCTACAATTATTTATCTGGGTTAGATGAAGCACGTCAAAATCAATTTGCAAAATATAATCCTCGTTATGGATTAACTGACGAAAAATATAATGAGCTTATAGAAGGACAAGAAGAGCCTACTTCTTGGCTTGGATACCCTTATGGAGAAGCAGAAGGAGCATCCGTTTTAGAAGAACCAGGAAGATACACTCTTGATAATTTAAAAGAAAGTACTCGTACTTTATTAGGTGATCTTGCTTTTTTTGGTGACTATGGAACTAACGTAGTAAGTCAAGCATTATATCCTTTTGACTATGAAGATGAACGAGGCAATATATATCCTCGTGGTTTTAAAGATTTAATTCAACATTCACTGGATGTGGCAGAATTTGAAGAAACAGGATATGGTGTGTCCCCAGAAGTTTGGGCAGATTTAGGATACAGCGAGCGAAAAGACTTACAAGATCAATTTAAAAAATTAACTGGATCTAACTATATATATGATCCAACTTATAAACCTATTACAGAATCTGGTGCATTAACAGAACTCACTGACACTTTAGCAGAAGGTCCATTAATGCCTTCATCTGATTATTCAGATTTAGGAGTTGATGTATACGATCCATATTTTACTGATGATTATGTTAATTGGAATCCGATGAAAAGCGCACAACTTGTTGGTCATGTAGGAACTGGCGGTAGTAGTATAGCAGCAAAAAAAGCAGCAAAAGAATATTTACCTGGTTTAGCAAAATATATTCCATCCCTTGTAAAAAAACATCCTTACATGGCTTCACTATTAGGTCTTTCAATTCCTTCGATAGCAGAACCTTTTGTTGAGTAATGGCTGTAGCTGGAATAGGTAAGGCATTATTTAATACAACCTTAAAACGTGTACTTAAAGATATTAATAAAGTTAGAAATTCTGCTTTAAAACTACAAACTAAAAAAGGACCAGCAGCTTATAAAAGCGGTGTAGGTGAAAAAGAGTTTAAAAAATCTTTAGAAAATTTTTCTGATTTATATAAAAAAACAGATGCAACCCAATCCATGGTATTTAAAAAAGCCGCGGACGAAATTGACCCTAATATTTGGAGTTCTTTTATAAAAAATGCAAAAAAACGTAAAATATTAAATAGTAAAGACACCTCACGTGTAGAAAGACTTAATCAACAAAAAAGTTACCCAGAAAATTATGTGGGTACTAGAACTTTAAAAGATAGAAGACGAAATCTTATATTAGATGCATGGAAGCGTATGGTGCAAGAGGCAAGGAAAACTAAAATTGGATTACCTTTGTTTCCAAGAAATCCACAAGGGGGAGGGCCATTTGGTAATCCTTCTACTAATCCAATGCTACAAAGAATGCAACAAAACTGGGATAAGGATTATGCGTTTCCTTTTAAAAATTTAGGGTCTGCCAAAACAGATAAATTAATACGAAAATTACGTAATGTAGATAAACCAAGAGCTGGTTACTCAGGACATTCTGCTTTACCAAGACCAAAATATGTAGAAGATTTAAATAGTAACCAAGCAGAAGCATATGTAAGAGAAATTTTACCTGATTACATAGGCCCAGTTAAAAAGGTACCTGGAGAAATAAATCTAGGTAGTGATAAAGTAGCTGGGCAATATATATCAGAATTGTGGAGATCAAGATCAGATGCTTTTAAGACAGGGATAAATTCAATAGATGCACACAATTTTTTAAAGTTTTTAAGAAGGCAAGGTTTTTTAAATCCAAAAAGTAGTAAATATTTTAAATTACAACCTGAATATCAAAATTATTTTCTTACACGTTTAGCCCAACCAAAAGGAAAGGATTTAGCACATGATGTTTCAACACTTAATCCAGAAGGAATATCAGATGCGATGCCTTTTTCTGGAGGAGAAATTGGACGAACACAATTTTTAGATCCTAGTATAAATTTAAGAACTCAACCCCGTTTAGAAGCAAAAGGTTTAAAATCTTTATTATCTAATAAAAAAAATTTAGCAAAAATAGATCAGGACATGATGAATCAAAATATTAGAACTACTCTTGTTAATCCAGATGAAGTGTATACCGATGAAGAATTACTTAAATTTTATTTAAACCGAAATAAGATTAAACAAAAGTTTGGACTAGACATAGAAGATGTTTTATCTGAAGGATATTATCCCATGGGTGGTTGGAAAGACTTTGGATTTAGCAAAGGTGGAAAAATGCCATCTTACGCAGCTGGTGGAATTGGACGCCTTGGCGCAAAGCTATTACAAAAGCTTGTAGGAAAATTATCAAAAAAAGAATTACAAATGATTTTGGATACATCGTTTAAAGGAACTAAACCTTTAATGTCGCCAGCAAAAAAACGACAAGACAAATTAATAAAAAAATTAGGGCCTGATAAATACAGGTGGCGTAATGTGAAATCCGAGGTTTTTGATTAATGGTACTACCTAGTTTAACACGCCGTGCCTTTATGAAGGGTATTGGAGCCCTTGCGGGATCCAAGATACTTCCGAAAGGATTAACTAAAATTTTACCTAATGTACAAAAAGAACTACCTTTAAACGATGCTGTGCCGTGGGTTAAGAACATGGTGCACATGGCAAAAGCAAGTGTTGCACAAAGAGCACCACTAAAACTACCAAATGGAACAGAGATATCCTATTTAAAAAAACCTTTAAATGAATACGATTCACACAAACTTGCTATTAAAACAGCAGATGGAAATGAAGACTTAATTAATTTTAAAGAAGGTAAAAAGGATATTACTATAGAATTTGATGTTGCGGATGATTTCCATACAAACCAGTATTTAGAGATTGATAAGAAAACAGGTTACACTGAAATGATAGACAGTAATCTTAGAATGGCACCTGGCGGTGAAGATATTATCAAAGACGATCCAATTGTATGGGCTATGGAAAAGACGGATGTGCGTGATCGTATGATTCTAGATGCAACAACAAAGCCGGATGATTATATGTATGATTACATGTCTATTCCAGATGATACGGACTATGGCTATCTTTTTGAAAGGTATGTTGATTCTTTTTCTCCTTCTGGTAGTATATTCAATACAAAAAAAATTGCAGACGCAGAACGCGCACGTGAAACATTAATGAAAGAAATAAGTGAAATGAATTGGGAAGAACAGTTTAGAAGAGGAAGTCTACACGGCTTCAGTAAAGGGGGAATTATGAAAGATGTTGTACCACCATTAGACGGCTACGCAGCTGGTGGTGTTGGTAAAAAGATTATACAAGAGGTTGCTCCTAAAGTTATTAATAAACTTCGTGAGTTTGCTCCGCAAATTACAGGAAAAGTTTCACAACCAAAAAAACCATTTTGGACTGTTTTGGATGAAGATGGTTTACCTATCAAAGATTTTAATAATGAAAAATTAGCTAGAGATTTTATTAGAAATAATGAATATGCTGACATGTACACGATTGGTAAATCTACTGATCAAGCAGCACCGACAGATGCACCCGCAATGTTTTTCCGTTCGCGTGAAGAAATTATACAAGGCCCACCAATCATGACAGGTGAGCAATGGATGAAGTTTTTAAAAGCACGTGGCATACGTGACGCAGAACTAATGGACACGTCCATGGGGCCATGGCTTAATCAAAATTTAAAAAACAAAGTTTCCAAAAATGACCTTGTTAATAAATTTGATGAATCCGTACCAGAATTTAATGTACAAGTACTAGGAGAAGAAACAACTTTAAACGTAGATAGATTAAAAAATTCTCTTCAGAATTTAGATACAACTGTTTTTCCTAAAGAGTCTGGATCTATTTTAAGAGTGATGCAGGACGAACTAAGAGGTTTAGATAGTGAAAAAGCAAAAACAGAATTTTTAAAGCGTCTTGATAATTTATTTGATGCGGGGTATGGTATTCCTAATGTAAGTAAAACTGGTATACCAATTGATAACACAAGTGTTCCTTATGAAGTAAGACAATTAATGGGTGAAGTATTATCTGGCACTGGCAGAAGAGGTGTCGGATTTAAAAAAGGTGCTTATACAGGTCGATCACAATATGGTGGTCAACAAACATTAGATGGTGGTCAAAACCACCGTGAGTTTTTATTTAGTTATAAACCAAAAGGTCCACGTAAAAATGAACCAGTTTATAATTACGCTCATTCTTTTGGAGGTGCTGATACTAAAAATGCATTTATGCACGCACGTGTAAGTGACCGCGTAGATGAATACGGAAACAAATTATTATTTGTCGAAGAGTTTCAATCAGATATGCACCAGCCAATATCACGTGCTATTCGTGAAGCTACAAAAAAAGGAAAAGATATACCAAAAGAAGGGAGATATGCAGCCAGATTGGATGTTGAGCAACCTAAGCTTAATAAATCAAATCTTCAGCAAATGGAGCTTATTCAACGACAGATTGATCGTTTGTTAGAAACAAAACCTAATTCACCTAAACTTGCTAAATTATACGAGCAAAAAGAAGTAATTAGAAACATGGAAAAAGATGCTGCTAAAAAGTTAAGTAAAGAAACAACAGGTATTCCTGAAGGACCATTTAAAAATTCTCAAGATTATATGGAATTTGCAATTAAGTACTTGCTGCGTGTAGCAAAAGATGGTAATTACGACGGTATTGCTTTTTCGACACCAGCAGTTAAGAACCGTAATCTAAGCAGAGGAAGCAAAGATTACCAAGGTAATTTAGTTGCATATGGAGACATTTTGAAGAAAGCGTTAGCTAAAGCTAAATCTAAAAGTGGAGCTGACTTAATTCAAACTTCCATAAAAGGTGATAAAATAAGCGGTGGTTCATTTGGGGGACGAAATGAATGGAACTATTATGGAGTTCCAGTTCTAATGTTAAAAGGTAATACAAAAGCATTAGAAAAAATTAGTAAAGGACTACCAGCTTATTCTAAAGGCGGCAAAGGACCACAACCGTATGGCATCATGAAAGATGTTATACAACCACTATAAGGGGAGATAGATGGCTAAAAAGAACCAGAATAACAATATAGACAAAGCTATGGAAGCACTACAAGGTGCTTTAGATATTGAACCAGTCGGTCAAGAAATTCAATTACCCGAACAAGTAGTAGATTTTGAATCAGACGTAGAATTAATTGAAACACCAGATGGAGGTGCAGAGGTTAACTTTGACCCTAACGCTCCAATTGATCAATCACAAATTCCATTCGATGCTAATCTAGCAGATTACATCGACGAAACACAGTCACGCAAGTTCTCTAGTGATCTTGTGGGAGCATTCGAAGCGGATAAAGATTCAAGGAAAGACTGGGAAGATACCTATGTCAAAGGCCTTGATATGTTAGGCTTTAAATATGAAGACCGAACACAACCCTTCGAAGGTGCGTCAGGGGTCGTACATCCTTTGCTTGCTGAATCTGTTACTCAGTTTCAAGCTCAAGCTTACAAGGAACTCCTCCCCCCAAGCGGCCCCGTACGCACTCAAATAGTAGGCGCAGTTACGCCTGAAGTACAAGACCAGGCAGAACGTGTAAAAGAATACATGAACTATCAAATAACAACTGTGATGAAAGAATATGATCCAGATATGGATCAATTATTATTCTATTTACCATTATCTGGTTCTGCATTTAAAAAAGTTTACTATGACCCAATTTTACAAAGAGCTGTTGCTAAATTTGTAACCAGTGAAGATTGCGTTGTTAATTACATGTCAACAGATCTAGAGAGTGCTGAAAGAATTACGCATTGTATTAAAATGACAAACAATGAAGTTCGTAAACTTCAAGTTTCAGGATTTTATAAAGATGTTGAGTTATTAAGTGGTGAAGTAGATCCTTCTGAAGTAAGAGAAAAAGTTAATGAACTAGAAGGTGTACAAAAAGAATTTGCTAATGATGATGACGAACATGAAATTTTAGAAATGCATGTAAATGCAGACGTACCTGGATTTGAAGATCCTAATGGAATTAAACTTCCTTATATTGTTACTATAGATAAATACTCGCAAACTATTTTATCTATAAGAAGAAACTGGAATCAACAAGACCAATTAATGAAGAAGATTTCTTACTTCGTACACTTTAAATTTCTCCCGGGTCTAGGCTTTTATGGCTTTGGACTAATACACATGTTAGGTGGGTTATCGCGAACAGCAACAAGTGTTTTGCGGCAGTTAATTGATGCTGGTACACTCGCTAACCTACCTGCAGGTTTTAAAGCAAGAGGAATGCGTATACGTGATCACGATGAACCTTTACAACCAGGTGAGTTTAGAGATGTGGATGTAACTGGTAATTCAATTAGAGAATCATTATTACCACTTCCGTTTAAAGAACCATCACAAACTTTGTTTGCGTTATTAGGTTTTGCAGTTGATGCAGGTAAATCATTTGCAGCAATAGCTGATATGAAAATGGGTGAAGGTAATGAACAAAATCCAGTTGGAACAACATTAGCGCTATTAGAGCGTGGCACTAAAGTTATGAGTGCTATTCACAAGAGATTACACTACGGACAAAGAGAAGAGTTTAATTTACTTGCAAGAGTATTCCAGTTGTATTTACCACCAGAATATCCTTACCAAGTTATTGGTGGAAATAGAATGATTAAACAACAAGATTTTGATGATCGTGTTGATATATTACCTATTTCAGATCCTAACATATTTTCTATGTCACAAAGAATTATGTTGGCACAACAACAGTTACAATTAGCACAATCAAATCCACAAATGCATGATTTACGTGAAGCGTATAGAAGAATGTATGCAGCAATGGGTGTTGATAATGTTGACGCAATATTAAAACCAAATCCCGATATGCCTGAACCAACTGGTCCAGCTACTGAAAATGGGATGGTTATGAAAGGAATGCCACCAAAGGCTTTTCCTAAACAAGATCACATGGCACATATTACAGCGCATCAAGAATTTATGTTTACTAGAATGGTTCAAATTAACCCACAAGTTTATTCATCATTACAAGCACATATTTCAGAGCACCTTGCTTTGATGGCTGGAGAGCAAGTTCAACAAGAATTTGGTCCACAGTTACAACAAATGCAACAAGCTATGCAACAAGCACAACAAAATCCTCAGATGGCACAACAACTGGAACAACAGCAAGCAGAATTGACAAATCAAATGGCTGCTAAACAAGCACAGATTGAAGCACAATTAACAGGTGGTTTGGCTAAAGAGGAAGAAGCTCGTATGAGTAAAGAACCTCAAGATCCATTAGTAAAATTAAAGCAACAAGAAATTGACTTGAAAGCTATGGAAACACAAGCTAGACTAGCGAAAGATATTGCAATGGATTCAGAGAAGATGGATCTAGAGCGAGATAAACTAGAAGCAGACACAAGTCTAGAATTAATGAAAGTATCCGCAGAAACTAATAAACAAGATAACGCGGATGCAATGTCAATTTTAAAAGAAAATATGATTTCAGCGCGTGAGGCAATGAAAGATCAATCTGCAGAGAGGATAGCGAGGGAAAATGTCAACGCTAAAAGAAGTGAAAGAAAAGCTGACAAAAATAAGTGAAGCTATGCAAAAAATTGAAGATGCAGCTAGAAGTGGTATTAAAGACACAGATGATTATATGTTAGTGTGTTCAGCATTAATGGCTGTTACACGTAATATGTATATAGAGTCATTAGGACCGGCAGATACAATACAAATGTTTGAAGCTGTTGCTGATAGTATTATGGCAACAGAAGAAATGATTAAAGAGTTTGGTAGTTATGAAAAACCAACAATACATTAAGGAGGTACAATGCCAAAAGTAGGATCTCAAAAATTTCCATACACATCAGCTGGTGTTAGAAGTGCACAAATGCATGCAAAAAACACTGGACAAAAAGTTAATATGATGAAAAAAGGTGGAAAAACGAAACGCCTAAGTAAGGGTGGTTCGATGAAAATGAAGAAAAAATAGGAGGTAACATGAATTTATTAAAAGATTTATGGGCACATTTAAAAGAATGGAGTGACTGGAAAATGAAGGACTGGATTAAAGCCGGTATTGTTGCAGTTATTGTTATTGTTGTGCTCAACTCAATGATAGGTGGTTAATGGTTTTAGATAATAGATCAGCATATCTTGCTAGCCAATATAAACCAAAAAAGGCTTATGTAGCGCCTATTCGTTCTGGACAGGACGATAGGCGTTCAGCCTATTTACGTAGTTCATTTGCGGATAACGTAAATGCTACACGTGAACAAAATGCAATTAATGCGCGTAATAACGATCTTAATTATGCAATGTCACGTTCTCCTGATTGGTATCAAAACAGAGATAATTTAAAATCTATTAAAAATGTATTAGTAAACACACCTGCTGTAACAACTAACATGAACGAATCACGTAACATGTATCAGATGCTAATGAACCAGATGAAAGGTGGTGATAAAGGTGCACGTTTAATTGATACAAGTGGATTACCAGCTAACGCAAGAAGAATTGGAAGAACACTATTTCAAGATCCATCTAAATCAGCAGGATTTTTAAATGATTTAAAAGTTATGGCAGGCAATTTAACTTTTCAGGATAAAAGATTGCCACCAGAAAAAAGGACATCTAACCCTGCAGCAGTAAGAGTATCGGAATATAGCCCATTTCCTAAAGCTGGATTTGGAAAAGAATTTTACGAAGAAGAATTTGGAAAATTTAATTTTGGTAATTTAATGGAAGGTATAATGAAAATTGCTACTCCATTAAAATATCTACCACAAAGAGAAAGAACACCGTTAGAAAGAGATTCTCGTTTTTATCCAGAAAATAACGTATTTGATATTGAATTTGATAAAGTAGAACCTATACCTTTTATGGGTGAATTTGAAGAAGATATAACAGAAACTATTGACGATGGTGATATATGGGAATCAGCAAGTGCTGAAGAAGTTGATTTTATACCAACTGACGATGATATAAAAGAAGCATATGAATATATTTTTAAGGATAATGCTTATAGCGACGAGTATGTTGGTAATAGCGCTATAATAGATACCAGAGTACCAAGTTTTGAACAATATCTAGCAGCTATGCAAAATGCAAACAATTACGAATACATAAATTCTATTTTAGAAACTAAAGCTCAAGCCGAAGAAATGGGCTTAATTTAATGCCAGGTTACGATTGGAGAGACGATAGTGGTTCTGTAGTAGATTCATCTAGTGGATATAATTATAACACTGGAACAAGCTGGGGTAATACTAATAACAATACTAATACTAATAATAACTATTATAGTAATCCTGATGATGGTTATGATGATTCATGGGAAAGTGGAACAGATGCATCAGAAACTGTCTGGGGATATAATATTCATACACCAGAAGGCAGTGATAATTTTTATACACCTCCTCAAGAAACTTATGGACCAGGAACTGCAACACCTGGTAAAACAGCATACAATTATAAAAACATATACGACGATAAACTTGTAGAACATTTATTAT